TGATCCATAATAAGCGTTTGCAACATCTTCTGCTCTATAACCTTCTTTAACTGTATAAGGTAAATATAGCATAGGATTAGATGTAACAAAATTCGTAAAACTATTTCTACGAGTAATATCTTTTACCTGTACGCCTTCATAATCTATTGTTGGAAATTTTGAAAAATACTTCATTATGCAAGCCCTTGGTTATTCTGGTTCGGATAAAGAGATGGATCAAAGTTCATTGCTACTTCTTCCTCATCTAATATTACGCCATCAGTTGTTGTCGATGGAGCACCGTAATCTGCAGCTGTTTCAATTTGTAATTCTTGTAGATTTAACGATATTTGAACTCCAGCTGGTCTTCCGCCTGCCATTACTGCCAATGTTCCGCCAGCAGCATAATCAACAGTCATAGAAGTAACCATACACGGCTTAAACTGCATGTAAAAAGTTTCGTCAACACCGATAAGAAATATCTTACATGTGCGTGGAAACTTTAAGAAGGCCTTTTTAATACCTTGGGATCCGGTACCAATATCTACTGTTTCAGGTAATACATTTAATTTTAAAGCTTTAATAACGTCTTGAATTCTTTGAGAATCTCTTGGATTATCTGGATATAAATCCCATTGGAAAGTATGAGTTCTAAGCGATACACCTTCAAATGAAATTGTTTCTCTTGGGTTTAATGACTGACCAACTGAAAGATTTACTGCTCCAGCTAAACTATCTGGAATAAATTTAGATAACATAAATCTAGTCATACTTGCTGCATCAGCTGTAGAAGTCTCTGTAACACTCTTAATTATTGAATTTATAGTACCAGTACTTCCACTTGTTGCAGCCCCAGCCATTGCACCCATATTTTGTATTGCTTTTGGAATTTCTCCAATAGCACCGCCATCGCCGGCTGATGCCTTTATAGCAGTTTGTACTAATCCTTCAATCAAAGGATTTTGTTGCATGTTATTATATATTAGACCAGTGTTATCTTGTAGTTGCTTTGGAAACGGTAATTCAATAGAATTAACACTACGTATTCCAACACCGCTTGCTCTATCTTCAGAAATAAGACCGTCGCTTGTGTTGGTTATAGTTGAACCAAACTTCTCTTTAAAACCATCGTAGGAATAGTCTTCAAATACCATAAGCATACTATGTGGAAAAGGCTTATCAGGAAACCGAATAAGATGAGACTGAGCGGCATTCATCCGTTCATTATTATCTATCGTTTGCTCTGGCCTTTTAGATTTTGTTGCCATTTGTACTATCCTTTGGATTATAAATAATTTATTATTTCTATTTATAACTAATTGTGAGGTGTCGGTGGCTTATAGTGGACGGTTTAAACCAAAAAATCCATCTAAATATAAAGGTGACCCTACTAAGATTATTTATCGGTCTATGTGGGAGTTCAAATTTTTTCGGTATGTAGATGTACATCCTGATGTAATATGGTGGCAGAGTGAAGAGGTGATTGTACCTTATTATTCACCGATCGATGGAAAGCGTCATAGATACTTTCCAGACGTTATTGTGCATAGTAAAGTACCATTATCAAAAGGTGGCGGAGAAAAGACTTTAATGATTGAGATTAAACCCAAATATCAGACAGTGCCGCCTGACATAAATAAGAAGAAGACGTCTACAGGTCGAGTCTCGAGAAGATATTTAAATGAGGTTAAGACTTGGGGCACTAACGAAGCAAAATGGAAAGCAGCTCGCATGTATTGTGATCAACGCGGTTGGGATTTCCAAATATATACAGAAGATCAACTAGGAATCAAATAATGGCATCAATGTTCGACGATATACTCCTTAAAGGAATACGTTCTGGTAAAGCTCCAGCGCGTACAGACGCGGCAAGACAATGGTATAGAGATCAAGCCAAAGGTGTTACTCGTACAAATAGAAACAGATCTAAAGGTGATAAACTCATCAAAGAGTTGAGACAAGATCAAAGTAGACGCCAAGATACTCGGTTTATGATGGGAAATATGTACTTATTTGCATATGATCCCAAACATAAAGATACTTTACCATATTATGACCGCTTTCCGCTTATTTTTCCAATAAATAAAGCAAAGGGTGGGTTTCTTGGTATTAACATGCATTATTTGCCACCGATTTTAAGAGCAAAACTAATGGATCAATTATATACCGTGTTAACTAATAAAGCATTTGACGAAACAACGAGATTATCTGCGTCATATAAAGTACTAAACAGCGCTGCAAAATTTAAAGAGTTTCAGCCAACTATTAAACATTATTTGAATGCACATGTAAGAACTAAACCTGCATATATCAATCCATCGGAATGGGATATTGCATTGTTCTTACCAACTCAACAGTTTGTTGGTGCAACTGCTACTCAGGTATATGCTGATTCTAGACGAATCGTAAGAGGAAGATAATGGCATTTAATATATCAGAATTTAAAACACAGATGGACTGGTTCGGTGGTCCATCTCGCGGTTCTTTATTCGAAGTACAAATATCAAGACCATCAAATGTAAAATCAAGAGCAAGTTCAAGAGATCTTATATTCTTTTGTAAGAATGCTTCTATTCCTGGTATTACATTTAACACCGTTCAAAATGATCAAGTAGCTCAGTTTCGTAAATTACAACCTTTGGGTGTTAACACTGAACCGGTTCAAGCAATTTTTATGCTTGATTCAGATCATCAAGTATTATCCTTTTTCCACTCGTGGGCTCAAAATGTAGTTAACTTCGGTACTGCAGCCGGTTCATTTGCAGAAGTAGATGGTAAGTTACCATTTGAAATAGGATATAAAGACAGTTATGCATGTAGAGTAGTAATTAGACAATACTCTACTAACTACGATGTATCAGGTCAATATTACGAAGTAATATTAGATAACGCATTTCCAATGATGATTGGTGATGTTGATTTAGCGTGGGAAAACAATGATTCATTCTCAGTATTACCAGTATCTCTTCAATATGATAGGATACAATTTAGTGGTGAGAGAATTGGATCGCCTACCGCAAGATTCGGTAGAGGAAATGGTTTACTAGGATTAATACAACAGATCGGCGCCGTTGGTCAATTAATCGGAGCTGATCTTGTACCGCAATCTGTACAAGACGCGGTAAACAAATATACGAAAGTAAATAACAGAGTGCGTCGAATAAAAGACTTTTTTGGTTAATGGAGAAATAAATTATGGCTTTACCTAAGATCGATTTACCGATTTTTGAATTGGACTTACCTTCTAATAAGAAGAAAATTAAATATAGACCGTTTACGGTTAAAGAAGAGAAGATATTTTTAGTGGCATCAGAATCTAAAGATCCTACTCAAGAAATTATAGCAGTTAAGCAAGTTATTAATAATTGCTTGATTGATCACGATGTTGAAACAATGCCAATGTTTGACTTAGAATATGTTATGCTAGTACTAAGATCTAAGTCAGTTAATAATTTGGTTGAGTTTAATGTGATAGATCCAGATACACAAGAAAGAGTAGATCTATCATTAGACATTGATAACGTTATTGTCGAATTACCACCGGCAGATACAAATAAAGTTAAGATTAACGATGAGTATACATTAATTTTGAAGTACCCATCTATAAATGAATTTGCAAAAGTTATGGCTTTGGAAACTGATGATCCGCTAGTTAACTACGTTATGATGGTATCGTGTTTAGATAAAATTGCGTCTGACGACGAAGTTCATGAATTTAGCGGTTATTCTGATGAAGAAATTAACGATTTTGTAGATAGTTTATCTGCAGATGTTATTAAAGGTATTCAAATATTCTTTGAAAAAATGCCAAAACTTAGACATGAAATGAAATACGAAAATAGTAACAATGAAGAAAAGACGTTCGTTGTGGAGGGTATGCGCAGTTTTTTTATCTAATGCTGTGCCATACTAACTTAGGTAATTATTATCAAGTTAATTTCGCAATGGCACAGCATCATAAGTACAACATAAAAGATATAGAAGAGATGCTGCCATATGAAAGAGACTTATATTTTGATATGATAGTAGACTTTCTTGAGTCACAAAAAGCAGACTAATATTAAAGGAAATAAAACATGGCTTATTCAGAAGATACACAAGCTATTATAGATAGGTTAAAGGCCGAAGGAGATCTCATTAGAAATAGTGAGACAAACTCTGTTAAGTCTTTAAATGTTAAGCTTGAAAAATTCGATGGATTATTTCAAAGTATTAATGCGAATGTAATAGAACAAACCCAAATGATGAAAGCCCAAGTGGGTATTGCTTCTGACGCTGCAGAAAGAGCCAGAACTCAAGAACAATTTGACGAAGTTACACCCTCACCCACTGCTAATCAAACTGACGACTATGATGATTCATCCGGTGGGCAGAAAAAAGATTTTAACAACGCTATTGATAAAATCGGAGATTCGCTTGCAAAGACTTTTTCACTCAAAAACATATTAATAGGGGCCGGTGTTGGTTTTGTTGGTTATAATTTTCTAAAAGGA